TGGCGGCGGTGGTGGTGGAGGAGGAGTGAAGGTAGTTCCTGTCAATACTGTTGTGGTTGTTGAACCAACTGTAGTTGTAGCTGTAGTTGTGCCTGTAAACACCTCACGAGGTACTTCCTCTCTTTCGGCACGAACTTCGACCCTCGCGTTTCTTACAGAAACAATGGTTTCTTGTACCGTCTCTAAAGTTCCAGATGCAGTATAAGTTTCTGAAGCCAGTGTTAAAGCATCTTCTGGACTATTTTGTTTATTGTCAATCAGAACAAATGTTTTTGTCCCAGTAGTAAACTTAGGATTTGCATTAATTGATGGTGAAGGAATAAAGAAACTTCCTAGAATATCAGAACTTAAATCAGTAATAAGTCTGCTATTGGAAATTCTAGCGCGGGCACCAGAAGTGCCACCATAAAGAATCATTCCTGTCTCAATATGTCCAAAAAACTCTCCGGCAGCTTGTTCTGCAAGAGCTAAGGTATCAACATTAAGAAGTGTAGATGTTGCTGAATATGTTGAGGGAAGCGTTGCAGCATCTCCTAATGCAAATAATTCAAATTCACCTCTTTGTGCTTCATCTGATTTTGATCCAACAGTTGAAGTATATGGATTACTTGCATATACTCTAGTTGGTGCATTATATGGTCCAGACTTATGGTTTGGTTGGCATAATCTAAATCTAATTTGGAATCCAGTTCTAAATGATGCGCCGCCAGCAGCAAGACTCTTAATTGGTCTTCCAAAAACAGTCTCTCCAACTTGGAAAGATCCTGAAAGCATCTGAACTTCCAAAAGTTTTGGAACACAAAATCTAGATACATCAACACCTTCAAAGAATGGATAAACTTGTGTTAGTGGTTTAAATCCTCTACCAACAAATTCAATATTTCTAGATCTCATAAAAGAGATTACCTCTCTGCTGAGAGTTCTATCTCCAAGACTTTCGGTTTCAAACTGTGGTGTAATTAACTGCCTTCTACCATTTCTAAAGTTAAATCCAACCCTAAAGTTGTCAGTAAAAGTATCTTGGAAAGTGGTTCTGGTGGTTGCTTGGAACCTATTAGTTCTAGTTCCACCATTTTCAGCAGTATTGGTGGAGAAGTTTCTGCGACCTGTAACTTCAGTTCTTTGTCTTCTGCGAACAGTGGTTCTAGTTCCAGTCCATTGAGTTTGCCATGCATTCCAAAGAACTGGTGTAAGACCTGTCTGTGGATCAAATCCACCAAACTGTCTGGCAGCAATATCTACAGTGCTTGCATAATTTCCTTCAACATCAATAACCTTTGCCCTAACTCTAGCAGTATCAGTCCAAGTATCTGATGCTGGAGTTAATTTAATGTTTGCTCTCCAGAAACTTAATAAGAATGGAGTTACAAATTCAGATCTAGTTGCATATTCTTGGGCAAGATATTCAACCTCATCATAATCTAGGGTAATAACATCACCAGTTCTTGCAACATTATTTCCTTCCAGGTCGTTAACTAAAGAATTTAATGTTAAGTCTGCAGTTGCAGGATTAACCGGGCCAGGTACTAAATCAATAGCATTTGTATAATGTGATGGCCTACACTCTTTGTTAGATTGATCAATACTATTTTTAATAACTCTACTATCTTCCTGTGCTAAGAAAGATGTAAAGTTGTCTACAAAGAAACCTGACTTAAATTTGTTTAATCCCGCATTATCAGGAACAAATAAATTGGCAGTTTCTGTTTCCAAAACAGAAAGTGAAGTATAATACTCTAAGTTTCTAATTCTATCTTCCAGTTTTCCAATATCACGCATCGTATATCTCTTGTGATCCAAGAAATGAATGGATGCATCTTCAGTTCTATAAAGATATGGTGGTAATGTGATTGTTGCAATTTCTAATGCATTATCAATAGGGTCTGGTTTTTCCGGATTCTCTGCTGGATTACCTAGTTTTACAACAAAGGTTCCTAGTTCATCGAGGTATAATCTATCAATTCTTCCACCATAGAAAGAATAATTTGTTACAATAGACTCATCGGAAGCTAAAATATTAGTAGCAGAGTTACCAGAGGCAGTAAAAGATCTACCTAAAAATTCGAGAGGAGATCTAGTTGATTCTGCAAGAGTATAGTCAGATACTTTTGGTCTGATATCAATAATGTCAGTATTTCTATTTCCATTAATTGACTGAATTTCACTACCATACTCAAAAATATTGTACGAGTTAGTTGTCGTTATGTCTCCATCATCAGAAGACTCATAATATCCATTTTTAAAATAAATTTTTAATTGCTTAGATGGTTCTTTGGCGTTGGAATTTCTAGTTAAAAATCCATAGTCATAGAAAGTTGATTTCTGCCCATTATTAAATGTATAATTTGCCGAAACATCTTTACTAGGAATATCTAAAGATGAAATTACTGCTTGTAGATTGGATTCTTCAAAAGTAACGGTTTCTCCCTCACTAAAACCAAAATCATTTAAATCAATATAACTAATTTGCTCATCCGCAACTTTTTCCGCTACTACAGCAACTGATCCCGAAATTTTACCTACAATTTTTTCTCCAATTATTAAATCAGAAGTTTTACCTGTAGGTCCGGTAATGGATGATAAAGTTAACTTGGGTGCAGAAGCCTCTGAAGTGCTATTTGACTCAAAAATTCCTAAAATTTCTAGAACATCACCAGTATTTAATGCAATTCTTTCATCTTGAACTCTTGTTCCATATGGATAATTGCCATATGATAGACCATCATTTAAAGTTGTAGCTCCAATACCAGATCCGGTCAGTTTAGATGCACTAACAACTAAAGTGTTTACTCTATTCTTTCTCTTGAGTTTTGCTTTGGGTTTTACTTTTTTAATTGTAGTAACTAATTTTGCCTCCATGTTGGCAGACAAATCAGTTCCAATGTTATTAATTTGAAGAACTGTGTTGCCACTCGTAAATGACATTTTATCTGATGTCAACACCTCTGTGGTTCCATCAGCTCTAACAAGAGAATATCTCTCTTCATCAAATGCTAGGAATGTCTCATTATTTCCACTAACAACACCAGAGTTTAATTGGTTATCCGTAGTAATAATAACATCAAAAGACTTTCTAATAGTTAATTGTGCATCGCTAAGATCAACACTAGCAATGTTCCTCTTCGGCATTTCTGTAAATAACCGATTGTCACTTGCATCTGCTAAAGGAGTGCTAACCAGTCTTAAATCAGATACACTTACAATATTTGCTGCACCTACCTGAGGTATTTGACCTTCACTTACTTTTGATACTGTAGTAACACCTGTTATTGTGACCTGAGAACTACCAACACTAACAATTCTAGCTAGTGTTTGTGTTGATTGAATAGTTGCAATACCGGTATTTGTAAATGCGAGTATATTGCCAACTTTCAGATCTCCAGGGAATCTTTCTGAAATACTAGTTACAGTACTGATGCCACTGCTACGAATTCTATCTGTAACTTGTGCTTGTCCAAAGAAGAAAGAATCTTTTTGAATAGTATCTGCAACAAAAGTTAATCCAGCTCCAACAACTCCTGGACCAACCGACACAGAAGGACCACCATAAATTGCCTTCACATCAGCCATTGAATATGCTGTTACTGCAGTGGCAACTCTAGTATCTTCTATACCATTAAAGATAAATGGTTCATTAAGAAGAAAAGTTCCTGTAGTATCATAAAGTTGTATGGATGTACTATCTGATACAGAATCTCTTAAAAAAGCTGTAGATCCACTATACTTACCTTTTACAAAAGTTGGTACAGTGAGAGTAGTTGATTCATTTAATGTTATATTTGTCTGCAATCTAACATCAAACAAAGAAATGTCCCACTGATTTATAGTAGAAAATTCCGAATCATAAGATCCTGATTCTAGAGCGCAATCATATATTCTTGCTAATCCAATTTCTTCACCAGGAGCATCAGTGCTTACACCCGCTCTTTGGTCTCTTAAACTTACAATGTATGTGTTTCCAATACCAATTTCAGGAGCTCCCTTAATATTATTTGCTCTTACAGTAACTCCCGTGTTATAATTTATTGCTTGATTTTCTAAAAGAGCAGCATCTCTTGGTTTAGGAAAACTTGCATAACTGGTATCTAAAGTTCTTACTTCATATCCTTTGACAAATGCTTTTCCTGGGGAAATAGCATATAATCCAATATCATCGCTTACCTCTCTTCCATCCCTAGTTTCTTGACCTTCTTGATAAATTCCATCATTGCCAAGATTATTATTAAGAGAGTCTCTAACTTCCACTCCAAATGGGGTAACTGTATAATCTCCAGACTCTGCAAATGTTCTTCTAGCTAATTCATCTCTCAGTAATTTATATTGAGAAGTATCAGTAACGCGGTCAGTCTGAATAACACCATCTTGAACTTTTGCAAGTTCTACAAAATTATTATCATTAGTATCCTCATAAGATTTAAATGCCAAAGTGCATTTAATTTTTAATCTATCTGCACCAGGTGCTGCATAATTATTAAATCCTTTTGAGTTATCTGCTAAAGTTGGATCCTCATCAGCATTAACAACGCTTTCTTGAATATTAAATCCAATTCTTCCTGTAGGAAGATTGTCATATTGATCTAATAAGATAGTTTGTGCGTCAATGTTGACAAAATTGCCTCTAATAAAATAAACACCATTATCTACAGAGAAAGAAGCACCAGTAGTTACGCAATTTTCTGTTAGTGTTGACGCAAAAGACTCTCCGGCGGCAACAAAAACATTATTTTCTGGTCCTGAGACAATATCTTCATCACATGCTAAAAGTTCCCCATCATCAAACTCTGATTGAGCATTATCTCTAATGTTTGATGAAAGATATGAAATATATATCGTGGTAATATTAAAAGTGCTTTCTTCTGGAGTGATAAAATTTACAACCTCAGCAGTAACTCCAGAAGTAAGACCATATATTCTTTTACCTACCAGTTGAGATAAGTATGCACTGACGGGTATACCTAAGTGAGTTGGGTTTATAGAAACACCAGTATATCCAGTATCATAAGTGGTATTTCCTGGAATTACTTTGGCTCCCTCTTTGAACATGTGGGAACCAAATTGCTCAATTTGGTTTTGAAGAATCGACTGTAATCCTGTCAGTTCCCTTGCTTGAACAGGGTATCCAGGTTTAAACAGAACCTTATAATAATCATTTGATGAATCAAAATCATCAAAATATGGTGATACATTGAGGTTGGTTTGTTGCGCCATGGTTTATTAGAACTGCAGTATAATTTTTATATCTTCTTTTTGGTTGGAAGATCTCGTAATAGCTGGTCGGTTGTCAATATAAATTATATCTCCAGAATATTTTTTGACCTCTGGATTTGACAAACCATTTGTAAATGATTGTCCAAGGTAATATGTTCTATTATTTAGAGTGGTAGAGAGACCGCTAAATGTGGTTGAAATACTTAATCCAGCAGTTGTTCCAACTATACTAAAAGATCCATTCCCAGATACTGAAGACGAGAATCTTGTTAATTCGTAACCATATTGTGGGTTTGTTTGAGCAGTTCCAACAGTGTTAAATCCTGCAAGAGTTCTATCTTGCCAGTATTTTAAAACACCAGTAACTTGATCATAACTGATAACTCTACCAATGGCAGTAACTCCTGTACCAACAGTTTGAGTGATAGTAGAATCTGCAGTGAAAGTTGCAGAACTGTATCCAGTTCCGACTAATCTCATCGCATAAACTGCACTTGCTTTTGACAATGAAAGATTTGAAGTAGAATTGTATGCTTTAGGGTTTTTTACAATACCAATTCTAGAAACTTGGTTTCCAGTAATAAAATCTGGATTTTCATCATCATTTTCAATTCTTGCATATAAGAGTGCATTTTTGGCACCCAATTCTCTGTAGATATCTTTCCCATGGCCACCTGGAGGTGACATTATGACTTCAAGACTTGGTAGAGTTGTTCCTGTTGGAACATTTCCTGCAACTAAATCAACAGTACCGAAGGAATAATCTTTTCCTGGATTTGATACTGTAACACTGTCAACCTGTTGATCGTTATTAATAACAACAGTACACTCTGCACCAGACCCATCTCCTTTAATGGGAACTCTAGTATAAGTTCTGTTTGCAGTTCCTAATCCAACACCTCTATTTTGAACAATGACCGTTTTAATGCTACCATCAACAGCATTGTCTCTCACTGCAGCATGATCATTGCTAGTTTCCCAGTTCAAAGGAACTGGCATAAAATCGGTAGAATCAAATTTAATTAAATCAGATGGTTTTATAGTATAAAGATATTTCCAAATATACCCATCACCACTCGTTCCTGCTGCTCTCGGTTCCAAATCAGTAAATGTTGGTTCATCCAAGGAAGGCCTTCCATCTGGATTTTCTGGATTTGTTCCGTTGTCTAAACAAATGTAGACTCTGTAATCACTATTAATCGCATAATAATTTGCAGAATATAATGAGGTTCCATTACCATTCCTTGGAATTTTTGCTATGCTGTAATCATGTCTGTAATAGTCATAAGTTGTGCCAGAGTTCCAAGATACTTTTTTGATGACAAGTTTAATGTCTTCTGAAGTTATCTTTTTCAAAGCGATCATGGTATCCCATGTATCGTTAGCTTGACTAAAGTTGTCAGTAGGGCTAGGGGGATCATCATCCCAGTCAGACTGAACATCTGTTGGGTTTGGTAATCCAACAAAAGCATAATATGAATTATCAGAAGTAGTCACGCCAGAAACAAAGTTTTTCGCGTTTAAAATTCTAATCTGATCAGTTATAATTGCAGCCATTTTGAGCAGGATTTTTCTTTATTTAGTATGAATCAGGTACTATAACTTTTGACCTTCAGTGATTTTTGTCTAACCACTACAGGGCCTGTTTCAATTCCAGTAATACCGTTGGTGGTATTTACTGTATATGCTTGACTTTTATTTCTATCGGTCAATTGCAATTTACCCCAACTATATTCGCCATAGAAGTGACTGACTGCCAATCCAGTCAATCCATCTGTAGAACTAACACTCACAACAACTTGGGTTACTGTAGTTTGACCAAAACCAATAGCATCGGTTGTTACACCAGTGGTAACATGAGCAGCTCTGTATACGCCATCCATAAAGGTTGTACCAACGCCCACAACAGCGTTGTTTTCATCCAGAGAGGTTAGACCGCCACCAACATTTGAATTCCTAATGACAAACAAATCACCAGTACCAATTCCACTTGCAGTGATTGCAGATGGTTGAGTAATATCACTATTTCTCAAGAATGAATCGTATGGGATAACGAGATCAAGAACAAGTCCAGTAACTGCAACACCCGCTATAGATGTTGTGCCGATACCGGTAATAATTCCAAAGTCTCCAGAATAAGAATCAATTGTATTTGTTTCAGTTACAAATGTTGGAGGCCCAATCAATACTCTAGGATGAGTTGTTTGTGCATAACCAGTGCCACTAGTATCAACAGAAATGGCAGTTACAGATCCTCCAGAGATGGTTGCAGTGGCAGTTGCTCCAGAAGTTGTTCCTAATCCAACAGGAGTTTGTATTGATACAGTTGGAACGCTTGTATAACCTTTACCGCCATCTGAAATGACTATGGAGGTGACCGTTGTACCCACTCCAACAACTGCTGTTGCAGCAGCTGCTACTTTCTGAGGATTATCTATGAAAAGAATATCCTTTTGGAAATCAGTATTAACTTTATTCTCATTCTTAGCGTTAAAGAATGGTCTTACATTATCAACACTAATAATTGTGGATCCAATTCCAACAGATTTAATTAAATATGTCGATGGGAAAATATTTGCATTATAAAGATCTCTCGCTTTACTAATTTGCTTACCAGCAACAAATCTATCCTCAGTCTGTCGGCACCATTTGACAGGCCTTAACATTCTAGTCTTATCACTAAGACCACCACCAGAATATGGATTTGTGTCCACAGAACTTGAAGATGTTATCTCAGAGACGGTGCGCTCATCTTCTTGTAGGAACCTATCTTGATTTATATTCAGAGGAGTTTGTTTTAGTCTTCTATCATATCCAATCGTCAAATCATCACCAGTCTTCACTGTTTCGATGATATCTCTATCAATAACATCAGCACCACCAGTTCCTCTATAGAAAATCAGTTTGAATGTATCACCTGCTTTAGGTGCCTCTTCAAAACTAAAGTTACTTCCACCAGTAAAGAAGTATGATTCATCGGGAACTTGAAGAATATCATTGACAAAAAGTAATAATGTGTCCTGAACTTTTATAAGTGATCCGGGTGCGGCCTGAATGGAGAAAGAATTTCCATTCAAGGTGATTGGGAATGTCTTCGTTACTCCATCAAACAATGAAGATACATCATCAAGAACTTGAAGTTGTCCAATAGACCATGCAGTAAATAAATCAGAATCAATTTCTAAAATATCAACTTTAAATTCTTCAAAGTTTGAAGATCCTGTTGTAGGTATTCCAGTTGCACCGCCAGAAGGAATAGTTAAAATATGTCCAACTCCATAGCCATATCCGGTGTTTGATATTGAGAAATCTATGACACTAGATCCTTGACCAACAACAACATCAATGGTGGCGTTTACTCCACCAGATCCAAGAGAATCTGAACTATATGACAACGGAATATTTACATAACTATGTGGTTCATCAATAATTACCTTAAGTAATTGATTTACTTTACCACATCTTGCGTAATTGTGAGGTCTAGTAGAAATACCACTGTCAACCTCAAACTGAGTGGTGCTCAGGACTCTAAGAACAGGAGTTCCGTCATAAGCAGGATCTTGACCACTAGCTGAGTTATTATTTGCTCTAGGTGCGATTATTACAGGTTGAATGGTTCCTCCCGTAATGAAGTTATCAAGAGTTAATCCTGCTCCAACATTAATACTAAACTGAGTTGCACTTGCAACACCTGCGACAGATACTCCACAGAAGGCATCATCAGTTGATCTTGGGAATGTGTGAGTAGGGGCACTTCCATCAGATTCTGCTGACATGCCAAGTTCATTTAATAATACATCACTACTCTTTCCTGTAGTAGAAAGACCATGTGCAGCGGATGTGGTTACCGTCATAATACCGCTGACAGAATTATAAACTGCACTTTGAACACCAACAGCAGGTGCATAATCGCAAGTAAATGCGATTCCAGAAAGAACTACCTCATTGCCAACACTTAATCCATGTGCAGTTAATGTTGTAATCGTAGTAATACCAGTAATAGAAGTGTATCCTACATTAGAAATATCTCTAGGAACATAGAATACTCTAGAATCTGTTACAGCAACTCCAGTGATGTGACCACCGGAGATTGCAGCAGTACCAATCGCAACAATGTCGGCACCGTTTATACTTTCCCTCTGAATTGAGACATTTACAGTTTGTATTCCAGATCTATAACCAGAACCAGTATTTCCAATAGAAATAGATGCGATAGTTCCTGCAGCAGAAACAATAGCAGTTCCTCCAGCAGCTACAAGTGGTTGATAACCAAATCCTTCGGACGATCCTACAGAAACAATAACGCCACCAACTGGGATATTTGCATTATTTGGATCATATCCAACAGAACTTGCAGTTCCTGTGAATCTTATACTGGAAATACCGCCAACTTCAGTTAAAGAATAATTATAGTTATTTCCAGGTCCTTGGAAGATGTTATTAATCAATACCACTGCGTTATTTGTGGCAACTCCACTAACATTAGTACCATTGTTAACTGTTAGAGAGAACTCTTTTTCTTTTCCAGTAAATTGTTGACCAATATCATCATACAAATAATTCTGGGAATAGGCCTCTGATGAAGATCCTCTTGTTCCAGATCTGAGGAAGACTCTTCCATTAAACGAAGATGATGTAGTTATTCCAGTCCAATCTCTAGAGTCTGGTGGATTTGTCGGCAATTCAACGGGATTCAGTCCACTGGGAGCTTCAGCAAAGTTTACATAGTTATCAACAATATTATACCCACCTCTGAGTTTAGTGACTAGAGATCCTGTATCATGACCCACGATTGGAGTTCCCAACCATCCTCTTTGAACCCTAACAGCATTGGTACTTCCGATACCAACACCAAGAATTTTCATGATCTCTCCAGTGTCAGCCGCTCCAACTCTAACATAATCTGCGCCAAAGAATGATGTTATTCCTGAGAATCTAAGAAGATCTGTATTCCTAATTGCACCTTCTGATATGAATGTTGTAACCGAAGTTCCTGCAACGGGTGATTGAATAACATTATCAATTGAGAATATAACCTTTTGGTTTTGATTTTTAGAAGTAAAACTATGCGATGTTCCAACACCAACACTAGTCAAATCAAGAGGAACTGCAATTGCTTTAAGAGCGTCTTCTGCAGATCTTGCTAATTTGATTTTACTATCACTTTGCTTAATAACAAATACGGATGTTGGTAATTGAGTTGTAGATCCAACTCCAACGAAAGTAGTTCTAGCAATACCGATAGCGTGAGTTCCAATTCCAGTGGAAGGTGCATATACAACTTCCTCACCAGTTACAAAGAAGTGATCGGGTATGGTGATAGTGTTACTTGATAAGTCAACAACATTTGTTGAAGATCCATCAACAACTCTTCTAAACACATCAAGAGACTTGTGTTGGATATTAAATTGCCTCTTAACGCTATTTTGAGTTCCTGTATATACTGCATCTGAGTTCTGAATTGCTGCATTACCAAAATCGATTTCAGATTCTCCACCAACAACTCTTCCACCAGGACTTGGAGATTCATTGGTTTCAGGTCTCATGGCATTCATGTAAGTTTTTACTTCAATATCTGCACCAGCATCTGGTGTAAAAGTTACTTCGGTATAATTTGATCCATCACCTGCTCTTCTTGCGCTGATTGTGCCAAGTCCTACAAAAGCACCAGATCCAATCTGAGTATTGCCATACTCGACAATTTGGACATTTTCGGGATCTTCGTCATTATAATCATCAATAATCAGAACTTCAGACACCTCATATCTGCCATTTGTTGTATCAGATACCTGAACAAAACAATACGCTGCATCATATGCATCACTATAACTTGCAATTCCTACAGCTACTGGCATTGTTGTTGATCCAATAGAAGTAGATTTGGCCTCAATAGAACTATGTGTAAGTTCATATGTACCAATTCCAGTATATCCCTCAGAGGACAATCCGACAGTTATTGTATTAACACTTGCAGTGGTTAGTCCTGCAATAGGAGTGTAAGTCACTCTTATATCACTTCCACTAATAGAGGCACCAAATGTTCCTATATTTGATCCAGTTGAATATGCATCTGTTGAATGTATTGTTAGTTGACCATATTCCATCAATTGAACATCTGTTCCATCATGAACCAAAGTCAATTCGTCATATTCGACAGAACCATCGCTAGCTTCAACATTGACAAGTATTTTTGCTGATCTAGATCCAGAAGTGGTTGTTCCAATACCTGCCATAGTTACAATTGTTGTCTCCGCACCGCCAGCCATTTGAACAACTGATGATGCAATACTAACCAATCCACCAGGGAAATCTGTTGCTGTTGACTCTCCAATAACAGTGCTGCCAACAGAAATATATTCTTGTGTAGTGGTAACACCTAAAGTATTAGTATCAATGTTATATGAGAACAATCTTACATTATAATTGTTAAGTTCAAATTTATTTGGGAAGAATTGTAAAACAGATTCTGCACCTTCAATTACTGAATCAAAAGATCCAAGATCAAGAACTGTATCAAGTGCTCCGTATTGGTTGATCATTGCAAATCCACGCCCAGTGTCATAGAGGGCATTGACAAGCATAATCTGCCTTTCGCCAGTAAATAATCTATCTTGAATATATGCTATGAATTTTTGAGCTCTGTTGTTACCCAATCTTCCCCTAAAAACTTCTTCAAATTTAGTGGTTCTAGCATTATTATTAAATTCGTCACTAAAATCATCTACAGAAAGAACTCTATTTCCAACTGATTCTGCATAGTCCTGAAGAATTCTTGTGCTAAATGAAATTTCATCAGAATAATCTCTAAGACTTCCTCTTAGGAAATTTTCAGATACTAAATCAAAATTATTAACACAATTTAAGTCAGCTACACTTTGTAGATTGAATATTAAATCAACACTTTGATCTGTAACTGGCCTCAAAGTGGTTTGAGATGTTCTGGGGAGATTAGACTCAATATCGAGACTTGCAAATTTTCTAAATCCAGCAGCATGATTTAATTGGGATACAACATCTTCCCATTCCTCTAACGGAACTTGTGACTTAATAGAATATGAGAAATTTTGATAATATTCATTATCATGTATTCTTTGAGACTCATTATTTAAAAATCCCTTATCATATTCCCAACCATTATTTACGAGAGAGAAATAATCTACATCATAAGTAGTTTCAAAAGAAATTTTTTCTTTAATTAAACCCTTTTTTCCGGTTTGATCTGATTTAATAATATCTCCAACTACAAAATCTTCTGAACTTTCAACGGTCAAATATTTGTTTTCTGCGTCCCACTCAAATACATCCGCAGATTGATTTCCATTGTTGACACTTTCTCCCGCTTCAAAAATATTTGCTCTTAATGTAGAGTCAAATTGTGGGAAATCCCTCTCTCTAACTAAAATTGCTGATGAGTTTTTAGCATCAAATTTACCAGTTGTTTGTCCCGATGAAACCTGCCCAGCCATGCTATAAGTAACAACACCAACAGAACCTAAGTTCTGGAATACCTCAGTAATTTCAAATCTAACATAATCATAATTTTCAGAATTAAATCCTAATGCAGTTGATCCAATACCAACACTGACATTTTCTACAAGAACTTTATCACCAACTTCAAGTGGGAAAGTATCATTTGTGCTAAACGCATCTTTAAGATTTACTGTTACTTCTTCAGTAACATCATCATATGTAAAGTTCTTTGCTCTAATGCCATTGGGGTTTCCAACAGGAATGATTGTTGGATCAACATTTGACAGATTATTGGTATTTTGTAGAATCTCTACTTCATTTTTATCTAAAGGATACCTTAGTTTTACATCAATAATTTCTTTTTTAGTTTTTCCATCAAGAACAACTAAACTTGGAGCAGTGTTGTATCCTCTACCCAAAGAAGTAATTCCAATAGATTCAAATCCAGTTAATGGTTCAATTCTAAATGTTTGTGGAAGTTTGGCTGTAGGTCTAAGTGTGAAATCTGATGAATAATCAAATCCAATATTTGTTAATGAAATTGACTCGACTTTACCTATCGTAGTGCTAGATGGCTCTAATAACGCTCCACTACCAAGAGAACTTGAAATGGTTGAAATGCCAGGAATTATTTCATACCCATTACCCTTATTTGTTACAGAAACCTCAGTTATAGAACCATATGCAGTAGGTGAATTTGTTGTATAAGATAATTTTGATACATTATTTGCGTATGATGATAATTCAGGAACTTCTCTAAGATTATATGTGAAGTCATTATCACCAGAAACTGTTATTTCATGAGAACCAGAATACTTACTGTTTTGAATTGTAAGTTTATTTGATGGGGAATCATCATCTTCTCGAATTTCTTTATTGACGGGTAAATTGCTAAGATCTTTAATTGGAGATAATCTATAATAAAGTATTTCTGGCGTATTCTCTTTTATTCTAAGAGTAACTCTGGCATCAGTTGTTACACCAACATCCCCTGTTTTTGTTACATCAAAAGATCCGTCGTCATTAAGAGATCCAGTACCAAAATATTCATTATTAAAGTTTTCATCTGTATAGAATTTTAAGTCAAACGCTGGGAAGGATGTTGCATTTTGGGTATAAGATAAAGTACTATCAGATACATTAAAGTTTACGACTGAATTTTTATATAATTTTATTTGTGGATTTACTGGATAAATTTCTCCACTAGACGCCGTACTAATGGCAACAAAATTGGGAAGACTTTTTGTTACTTGGAATTTATCATTTGTTAATTGGATCGTATCCTTATCAACAACATAAACAAAATACTCTTTGTCAGTTTCTAATCCTCCAGATGGAGAATCTGCTATATGAATTATTTTTTGACCAGTTTCCAGTCCATGATCACTGAGACTTATTGAACTTCTTGATCCAGTTGCACTTGTGGCGGTTGTTATTCCACCAGAAGTGAAAGCCAGACCAGTAATTATGGATTTTCTATTTGCCTTATTATAGAAAACATTAATCGATGTTGAATTCTCTGGGCTAACATTGATATTGACAGTATCTTCATTTAATAATCCATGAGTTCCTGCAGTAGATACAGTTACTAGATTTTTTTCAACTTTTCCTTTAATGACTGGATATGTTGTTTTAAGACTATGGTATGTGCCAGTTCCTATTCCAAGGAAGTATACAAGACCTTGATGTAAGGTAGTATCTGCAACTCCAACAAATGAACCTGTGGATCCAATACCAATTTTTACTGTAGAAAGTCCAATAAAATCAACACCAAGATCTGCTACAAATAGTGACGAGTGTTGATTGAGGAGAGTGGTATCAGGATCTGTAACACCATTGCCAACTATGGAATGAGTTGCTATTCCAATAGAATCTCCTCCATTTGTTTGATAAGTTACAACATCTCCTGTTCTTAATCTATGGTTAGGTAAATAAATTGCTCTAGTTTCAACAAAAATTTGAGTTTTTCCAGACCCTGGATTTGAAATTGATAAAGTTGTTCCAATTCCAACTGATATACTACCACTTTGAGCTAAACCCACTGCTTCAGATGGGTTAAAATATAACTCTTTATTAATTTTACTTGAAATACTGGTATTAATACCAGTATTGAATACAATTCTTCTTGGTAGAGATCTTAAACTTGTTGATTCGGTATGAGAAGTGCCAACTGTAGAATTTTCTTGTCTTAAAACTCTAATTCTTGATGAAAATCTATCAACATTTAAAATTCTAACATTTTCGTTGCCTATTTTAAAAATATCATTTTCAGACATTCCTAAATCACCTGCAACTGAGAAATAGGTTACAATTCCTGTAGCACCAATATTATCAACTGCTTTGGTAAGAGATAATCCTGTTGTATTCACTCCAACAGAAACAAAGTCTCTCAGTTCTGATGTCGTAGTTGTTAATCCGGATATGGTAACAATATCACGATTAATTAATCCGTGCGAAGCAGTGTTTATCCCCAATACTTGGTTTGAACCTAGTTTATAAAATTCAAAATTGTTTAAAGTAATTGTATCAACGCTTATTGTACTGATTCCTTGACCAGAAACTTGATTAACTACTCCACTTGGGACGAATGAATTATTTTCTTGCTTTTTAAAGACAATCCTATCCCCAACTTGATAATTTTGTCCACCTGTTAAGATTCCTATTGAATCTACAGAACCTTTTTTAACAAACTTAAGTTTTGATTCTTGTTCAACTTCTCTATAAGACTGCTTTATGTAATCATATCCACTATAATCATTTTCTAAAGAATATGGATGCGTATTACGAGCCCAGGAAGTTTCGTTCAGATCAATGCTGTCTTGTCTAGATGCTGGATTAAAGTTAAAAGAGTTTGGAATCGAATAAAAACTATCTCCAACTAAGTATGGGAATTTTGGTTGTTTGTAATTTTTAAAGATACCATCTCCAGACGCAACAATATCAATGGTTGAAAAATATGCATATACTCCATTTGGGTACTCTGGAGTAACGCAAAATCTTCCATTATGCTTATCAAGAAAAGACTCATCAGTGCTCTCTAACCACAGAAAATCTTCAATAAAAAATTCTGGAGGAAATTCACTTGTTGGTGGTCTAGTCGTCTTTAAATTTAAAGTATATCCAGACTTCATCTGAACTACTGTTCCACCAGATTTTGTAGAATATCCATATGGACCATAAATTGGATTTCCATCATAGGCCCATCCAATTATGGGAGAGTGTGCATCTGAAGTGCCTTCAGACCCATTTATTAAAGTTAAATCTTTTTTGCCAAATAAAGTTTTTCCATCAGATGATGACCCATATAAAACAGACCTCAATGTTCTGGGTGCATATACATAACTACACTGCAATCCAGATCCAGATACGGGTGTTGATATAAAAACATCATCCGCAGTTATTGATGGTAGATTTTTTCTAAATTTATTAACTGTCCATTGCTGAATATTTGGTTTAAAGGTGGCATTTTTTCCTGATGATACTACATCTATAGATGTAGTGGAAGATCCATATCCAACTCCAGAATTTGCAATGTTTATTGAAACAATATTGCCCAAAGAATTTAATTCTGGGATAAGTACAGCCCCAGTACCAATTCCAAGAACTTTAATTTCTGGTGCAGAGTTGTAATCTGTTCCTGCAGCTCCAATTACAACATCAGTAATTCTTCCATTGGTTATAATAGGAGTTATCTCTCCACCTCTTCCAGAATTTAAATCTAAAAGAGGAGGCCTTTCATAATTCAATATATTGGTAACTCCATATCCAACACCATTATTTTCTAAGAAAATATCTACAATTTCTCCTCTAACAATTGGTTGAATTTGAGCTTCAAAAGTCTTTCCTTCAATTGTACCAATTCCTAGATTTCCTGTGATTGATACCAATATATCTTGATAATTAAAAGTATGAGTTCCGGACCCAATATTACTAAAGTTTTGATATTGCTTAGTTTTATAATAGAAATCCGACTGAGTTGTTCCAACACCAACTGCAGATAATTTGAATTGATCTTCATTTACAACTGTTACATAATATTCTGAAGAATTTGTCAGTCCACCTATCGCATTTCCGGTAGTAGTATATTTTAAAATTTCTCCACTATCATACCCATGGGATTTAATGTTGATTAAATTTGAAGATGTGCTTACTCCAGCAGAGTCGCAGTTAGTTTTTCTATTTTTATACCCACTACCACTATTTGTTACGACAATAGAACTTACTACTGATTTTCCTTCCAAAGAATTAAGTGAATGAATTCCTTCACCAAAATCAGTAAATCCAACTGTTCCTAATCCAACAGAAGATTCGCTTAAATTATTATGTAAAGTTATTGTGTAGTTATTAACAACATTTACATAATAAGTAGCATCTGTATTAAGTCCAACAAGTGCTTTTTTCCCAAAAGTTTTATAAACTACCTTTTCGCCTGTTCTAAATTTATGTGTTGTAGAAAACCCAATAGTAGATGTATCAACACCAATTCTGGCAGAACCTATACCACTAGCATCAAAGGTGACATTGTGGGGCACTGTGACCATCTTAGCTTCAGCTGTAGCACCTTCACCAGATCCTCCTGAGATTTTAACTGTTGGAGTATTAAGATAATCAAACCCTGAGTCAATAACTCTAATTTCTTTTAAATTTCCTTCAACAGCACAGAATCCAGTAGCTCCAGAACCGACTGAATCAGTTATTCCTAAAACAGGAGGATTTATCACATCATAATCTTCTCCCCCATTGGCAACTAAGACAGAAGATACTTCTCCATAAAAACACTTATCTGTTGATTTATAGTTTAGAACTTCAACTCCATTAATTAAAATGCCACTGTATCCTGGGTAGGTTTTATATTCTTTTCTGTCTTTAGATGGAGATTTTACTTCTCTGAATATTTTTTGTGGTTCAATTTTTCTTTCACTAAATTCTGCTTTTTCAAAATCATTACTCGTGATGGTTACGGTGTCACTAGAACCCTCAACTTCTACAAAAATGCCATTGTGAATATTTGCTCTACTTCTAGCTAACTTAATAGTTGTATCACTAACTCGTTTGACAAAATAAATTCCTTCATCAAATAAAGAACTAATAACAAATTCTTGATCAATCCTTACACCATTAGCTAAAGTTCTCTCAACAGAACCTTTTTGTGGAGTATATTTAATTCTATCTCCAGTGTATAAATTGTGATCTACTCCCGATACAATTTGAATATCAGTGCTTCCAACAACAAATGTTCCTGAAATAGTAAATTTTTGAATAGTTGGATCTAATTTTACGTCAGAATCTGCAGGTAATGAAGATGATGCTACAAGGATTTTAGATGACTTTGGATCATCGACAATTATATCATGTGGAAATGGTGTGTGCTTTGCTCCAACCATTCTAACACCTGTTTCTGGATGTTCATGATATGGGCCATAGTATGGTTTTCCATTAACAAATCCAACATCTGGTTTTACATAAACATTTTGAATATTTGCTGTTAATGAATTTAAGTTGGTGTGTATATTTGAATCAACTTTTATTATTTTTCTAGTTACTTTTGATATAATAGAAGCATCAGATATTCCAGTTCCTCTAAAAATGCATGTATTATTACTAAAAACATCAGTGACTACAAATTCATCTGGCAATATTTGATTATTACGATCTGTTAGAGTCAATAAATCCCCTATTCTAAGGATGTGATTATCTTTTGTTACCAATTTATAGGTATTGTTTGAAGCATCAACTAGAATAAGACTTTCGACCTCATAGTATTGAGCAGTATTGAATATCCAGTGATTTTCTTTTATAGACTCTCCCGGTTTTCCTAAAGTTTTTATTTTTACTTTAGAGTCTTTTTTCTGATAATATGTATTTGCAGGAATGCGAATACCGTTAAGAACAGATCTAATTTTTACTCTAACACCATTATCGGTGGGACTTCCAACATATGCAAAGGTATTTTGATCAATGGATGTGCCATCTTTTACATTTCCAGTAATTCCAGTAACATCAATATCTAAAAACTGGTTTACAGTCTTTGAATAGTATGTACAAACTCCAATAGTTCCATTATCATACTGAAAACTTAATGTGCCCTCATTGGGGAATCCGATAGTGGTATCAACATCTATAAACGATTGTCCAACTCCCACAGAACCAATTACATAGGTTTTAGGATGTGGTGAAAAGTTTCCATATAACAATTCTGTTGTTCCATCATTTTGAGTTAAAGATCCGTCAATAGCTATCTTGTAATACTCTGCTGTGGAAATACCAGAGTATATTTTTTCTACACTCGATACTGGAGCATATGCTTTTCTAATATTTTCAAATCCATCTTGAAAGAGAGTTCTATTAAGTAAATTGTCAGGATCTCCCTCTACAACTTCGACGACTAAATTTCTATCTATTTTATAGTTTGCGTCTGAAGGTGTGATTACTGAATCAATAGGACGAATTATTTCTGCTTTTTTTCCGTACAGAGCTTTAAAAAGAATTTCAAAAGACTTATCAGTTCCTCTCGAAGAGTAAAAACTTTTAGAATTCTTAATAAAAGATCTTTGATTTAATTGCGAAAATAAGTCTTTATCGCTTAAACCATTTAAAAGTTGTTTTTTTGTTTTTCTTAAAAATTCATCTAAAAATAAAACATTGAGATTTTCTACTTTAGCGTAAACCTCATGCTCAGCCGCATTACTATTATTAAAAACTAATTCTTCAGCATCACTACCATTACCATAAGAAGTAATTCCAGCAAATCCTCTAATACATGCAACGAAATTTACATCTGTTTTATATCGATAATATATAACTTCATCATCAATTTTGATTAAACCATCAGAATCCGGAAATCCTTCAGTGCTTTCGACATATATATCGCCATCTCTGAACCGATCTAGATCATATGTCAGAACAGTTTCTTTGACATAACCATCAGTTGTAGATCTTTTTAAATATTCATCAATATTTTGAATTATATCAAGAGGGCCACCTTGATATTCTTGAGATCTATAGTATCTTGATAAAAATTGCCCAATCAAAGGAAATTCTTCCCTCACATAAGAGGGTAATTGGTTCTCAACGATGTGACTAATTTTTACTCTGTTTTCTTTCATTTGTTTTTGTTATCTTACGATATTTCCTGCACTATAGCTGGAACTGACTGTGTAGTTGGAACCCGATGGACTTGACCCAGAACTGATTTGATCAACAATCATTTCAACAGAAGTTTTATCTAATTGAAGATAAAGATCTTGCAAACCAATAACATCATTTGATAGTGGGCATGTCGATATTTCTAAAATTTGTTGACTATCTTTGGTTTTTCCTGAAATAACATTGATTGGATTTAATGTTATTCGACCCTTTTCATAATTTACTAAACCAACACCACTTCTTCTTATGATAGGAGTAGTAGATTCTGGAGTTGCTAAAGAAATTAAATTAATAACTCCAGTTTTTTTATCAGCATTAGGGACATCAGTAAGGTAAACATCCTCATTAATATCTATCACCCTAAATGCAGAGGATTTTATGTTATATCCATTCATAGATTTAACATAGAATTCATTTCCAAAATCAATCGCATATTCTGCAAATTGATTCAATGCCAATCTCAAATCTCTTCTAATGTTGATGGTCGTTATGTTTGAGGTTACTGCAGAGTGACTTTGGTCAATTAATCTTAAAAATTGACTATATTTGAATCTTGCACCATATCTATTTAATTCACTTGAATCGGCGTACTTTGTAATATTATCTTGTATTTTTGATGCTAATGCATTTGCATTAGGTGCTAAACTTGGATTGTAATATACTTTACTTTCTGCCTCTACAAAAAGATATTTTAGATCTAAAATTTCTGGAATAATACCTGCAACAGAATATTTTCTAAGATCTCTCTTTATATTTTCTTTAATTGTATTTGGTATAAAATCGCCATTTCGTGGTTTTATGCTAATAAAAACTTTTCCATACTGTGGAGGCACCAAATCCTCTCCACCATATACCGAAATTGACTCAGATTCAGGATAAATTTTATTCGGAATCAATATTTCAAAATCATTTGCAGTTAATGCTCTATTTTGTGTTGCATAAATTTGAGGAGCATATTTTCTGACAGACTCAACACTTTCAATCTCTTCACCACCACTAGAGGGTAGATCTGCAGTAATTAAAGATATTCCACTTGTTACTGGAAAAGTCGTGCTTCCCTTAGTATACTCCAATCTTCCACTGAAAAGAAAATCAACTATACCGTCTCCCGCTGGCCCAGTTGTTCTGATATAAGATACTTCGATAACACTACCATTTTGCAATTCTTGACCAAAAATACCGTCTCCAAAAATTAATTCATACCTTTCATCTTCTACTTCTTGTATGAAATAAATTTTTGAGTTGCCATTAATAGCAGAGCCCATTTTTTCGTCAAATAAGTCATCTTGACGAGTATATTTCAGACTAATAGTTGAATTTTCTGTTGGTTTTACTTTTACGACTAATGTGTCTAAGTCTATTCCAGAGTTTGTCAGTAAAAATCTTTGATTTGAATTTGATGTGTCAACCTCAAATTGCTGATTTACAACAGTTCCTTCGTAAATCTCAATTTGATCAAATAAAGCTACTTCATCAATAACACCTACAGTAATATCTTCAGTTATACCAAAAACATAAGACTGATTGTTAAAGTTTCCCCCAGATGCAGCAATTGGTCCTTTCTTTAAAGTTACTGTGGATGGTGGGTTTGCAACATTCGACAAATCTGCAAAGAAATTAATCGTTGTTCTTGATGATTTCTTAGATCTGGGTACATATCCAATGTTTCTTGCAAGAGATACAACATTTTCTCTTAGTGTTGCACTGTCAATGAATACCTCATTTGCAACCATATTGGCATTGTATGAGGTAATATAGGTGTTGTATGCTAATACATCAAGAATTGTTGACAGATTAGATCCCTCAAAATCATAATCAGTGAAATTTGAGTATGTTTTTAAATAATTTTTGAGAGTATCCTTAATCTGGTCAAAGTCCAGACTAGAAAAATTTAAAAGGGACATTTATCTTGTCGGTAGCAATACAAACTCTAATTGTTGTGGCGGAATATCAATGCCAATGATACGATAGGTCAATTTTACATCAAAAGCATTATTATCATAGTCTGGAGTAGTTTCAACAGAGATCAAAGAAACTCTAGGCTCATAATTATTGATTGAATTTTCAATCTCATCACGAATTGAAATTGCACTTATTTCATCAATATTTTCAAAAAGCAATTTTGTTACATTTGATCCAAAATCAGGATCAAAAAACTTCTCTCCAGGGGATGTTGAAATAATATTTCTTATAGAACGTGCTATAGCATTTGCATTTTTAAGCACCACAAGATCATTATTCAGGGGATTTGCCTGAAAACTTGCACTTAGATCCCTAAAAGATTGACTTACCCGTTCTAAAGGCACCAGAACACAGCGATTATGAGTTATTTATTCACTAAAATTCAGTTAATACTGTGGGTTCAGTGCCGTATTCCCAGTCATCATAGTCATCATCATTACGAATCTTCTCATGAATCTCTTTTTGCACCTTAAAATTGTGTTTTTTGGGTGTTAGATCATCATTTGCGATTTCACGAAGCATTTTTTGATGCTGATCATTAGCTAAATTGTCTAAAAAGTCGTTATTCGGAGTCATTTTCCTCTTTTTTGAATGAATTTTCGCGTTCTTTTGCGGTTTTCCAGAAATATTCGTCTTCACGACCCATTCCGAGTCGCTCATAACCGTTTTCAACACTATAATATTCGGTCGAAACCTTAAAATCAGGCATTTTGGGGTCAACAGGAGTCAAACTGTTATCATAGATACGCATTCTATTGTTTGGATAGAGTGCATATTGTCCATTATCTAGTTCAATCAGGTTTGATGACTTGTGTTCAGCAGGATTTTCACTTGTTGCATAGTCAATGGCATCAGGATCCTGGTGATAATTGTCTAGAGTACAAATGTATGTACCTTTTTGAATACCAAAATCTCTTGTATACAGTTCATAGTCCATGGAGCCAATAAATTGCTTCTGAACAGCAACAACACCATAGTCCATACAGTTCCAGAACTGCAGGTTAGGAAGGTCCATATCGGGGTCTGGAAGCGCCGGAGACGAGAGAAACGCGCTTATAGGTAGTTTGTCATACATTGCCGCATATTCCGGCAAATAGGTCTCAAAATAAAAAGCACGCCCAGGAATCGACTTTGCCGATACCCAGACGCCCTTTACAAATTCACCGTGACCTGATTGATGGTCAGTGAGATATTCTTTACGAACCCAAACCTCAACCGAGGGGAGGTTACAAATAAGTGCAGCCATTATGAATTAATGTATCTTCACTTATTTACCTTGTCCCCGATAAGCTTTCTTTTTACCATTACGCGAGGACGCGGCCAATTTTGTATTCACCGAGCGGCCTTGACGAGTCTTTTTCGGTGGTGCCTTTTGGAAATCATTACTTCCACCACTAAACATTCTTGCCATTTCAACATTCCTCCATAGAGATTAAATTTGCATCGATCATATCCTTCCCTTCTGAAGGACTTTCATAATACCTTTCTGCAAGGTCTTGCATTACTTCGAGACACGCCTCATGCGAGAGATTTTCATAGATCGTCTCTCCCGCATAAAGCACATTAAAACGAACCTCAGATGACACGAGTTTTTTCATGACCTACACGAATACGAGGATCGCACCAGATTTCAAAACCTTCATCCTTAGCATCAAGACAGAATGAGACATCCTCACCACACATGTCCTGTACTTCACCAGACTCAAAGACTTGCATCTTAGGTGCAAACCAAGGGTATTCCAGATTCTCAAAGACACCATTCTTGATCAGTACCCAACCAAAACCTGTATAATCAACAGTAAAAGGCTTCTTACGCTTACTGATGGATTCGACAGTTTCGTGATTCATCACTCCACCATTCTTACGGAAATCATCCTCTTCCAACCAGTGTGCGACAGAGGTTGTGTGTCCATCTTCTGTAGCATACCAACCAGCAGTAATTTCACGCTCTGTACCATCTTCACTCAGAGCCAGATCACAGAGTTGCCAGAACTTGGTTGAATCAAAAACAATATCACTATCAATCCACAACTGATAGTCATACTGCAACTTACCATCCCAAGGAATTTGCTTTGATCCACGGAGAACATTTGCACCCAATACTTTACAACGGGCAAAGTTCACCATAGAAGAATAATCTTGACTGATCTGAATACTCATACCATTCTGTACCATATCAAAGCACAGTTGTACAAAGTTCTTCAGAAAGGTATATGAACATCCACGACCAGGAAGACAGAATACAATTGCCTTACCTCGCATCCGTTCCTTAATTGCATCGATATCCCATTCAGGTGCTTTTTGTTTCGGTGCAACAGTTTTAACTTTAAATCCTTTAGCCATAGTTTTGAATAACCTTCAGTTCAATTCTATCGTAGTATGTAGTCAGTGTCAATATGAATGTTCGGTCTTGTCCATAATGGTGGCACTACATTCCTCATATGACAAATCCTCAAGTTGATAATCAGTCTGCATTAGACCAACCATCCCCTTGAGGGTATTCCATGTTTTATTAAATTGTGATTCACTTAGATTGTTATATAAACATTCTTCTTTTGCATAGATGTGGTATATCTTAGTCATATCTCCTTATGTGTGTTTACAATATCTAGTTCAAAAAAAACCTATAGGGGCGTTTTGGCCCTGCAAAAATTTTTTTTTGAACTTGAAATCACTCT